CTAGCAACTGTGAAGGCTTTATTATATACAGGAGCATGTAAATCATTAGTCAGACCATTGAATGACTGGTATGACCCTCCTGGAGCTTCTAAGAGGTAACTTAATTCAGTAGCCGGAGGTGAGCCAGTTGGGTATTTCTTAGACTTAACAATCATTTGTCTTACACCAATCTTTTGTAGTCCCGTTGACCCACTACCTTCTAATTGTAGATACCCCCTGATATTCATACTCTTAATCTTATATCTGGTACCAACTCTTTGGTAAGAGGTGTTACCTTGTGCTGGGTTTATCAACAACTGGAGGAAATCTCCAGAGTTAGATAAAGTATTATTAATACCTATAAGTCCTGAATCGTATGTGATGCGTTTGGTTTCTGTTTGGCGGTTAATAGCCCTATCTACATAGGACTTAACAGCGTTGGAGACAGGCTTAGTTCGCTTCGCTTGCTTGCGTTTTACGGGCATATATATTATATATACATATTAATTTATTGTAAAATTTTTTAACGGTGATTTCAAAGAAACACCTAAATAACCTGTCCTTAGACTCTTGGTTATGCATTATATATTGTATTCCTAAATTATCCTATACTACTTTTATTATTTTAATTAAAAGGGATATAAAGAATTAATATCTTATAGTATTATATTATGGATACTTTAGGCAACCATAGGCAAAATGGGGAAGGAAATTCTGGTACTTCCCCATTTTGCAAAAAGCAATCAAACCGTTACACTTTTTATGCTTTCACTCTCTTCAACTATAACAAAAATGATTTAGAATCCTCCTTCAATAGGCAACTAAAAATCTATTCCAAGAAATACTTCTATGGAAGAGAAATTTGTCCAGAAACCCAAAGATTACATTTACAGGGTTTTATACATCTAAAGAAAGCAAGACGAATTACCGAGCTAAAGCTACCAGGTAATCCTCATTTGGAATCATGTATAGGCTCTGAAAAACAAAACAGAGATTATTGTTCTAAAGGCGGTGATACCGTTAGTTATGGGTATCCTAAACCTGTTATTATTGTTGACGAATTATTTCCTTGGCAACAAAATATAGTGGATACTATCATAACCCAGCCCGTAGACCCACGTAAAATACATTGGTTTTGGGAACCTCTGGGAAATATTGGTAAGAGCGCTTTTGTAAAGTTTTGCGTTGTTAAGTATAATGCATTATTCTGTGATGGTGGTAAAAAAAGTGATATAATCAACTTAGTTTTTAATAACAATATGGACGAGTGTAATTTACTTATTTGGGACATACCGAGAATCAATCTTGGAAGTGTGTCCTATTCCGCAATAGAATCCATTAAAAATGGTTTAGTGTGTAACACTAAATACGAAACAGGGACCAAAGTGTTTAACCCCCCACATATTATTGTCTTTGCGAACTGTGAGCCAGCTAACTTGGAAGCATTGAGCGCAGACAGATGGAACATTCACCGTATAACTTAAAGGTTTGAAGTGTACATGCGGTTTAGATAAGAACTCCCGCCCTCAATAAAATTGAGAGTGCGTGAGTTTATCTAAAGCTTACGTAAATTCGCTTCAAAGTAAAGTTTATAAATAAAAAAATTGTCCCAAGAACTTTTTTATTTTATGTCGCTACGCGACTCGTAACCAAGGTCTTTATATTGACTTATGCGTCTTCGTATTTCATATCAACTGTATACTGGACTTTAAGGTTTGTACTATTCGTTAATCCTGGAGTTCCGTCAAGCGCAATCCATGATAACAACATCCACCAACCCCAATTTGTTGTGTTTCCGGTTTCAAACTCGCAGTTTACTATCTTTCCTCTAGCTTGTTTTAAATCGATGTTAAAGTACTTCACAGCGTGACTCATGTCGTCCGCATTAGAATTCGTACCGGCCTGATACATATAGAGTTTTCTATCCCTAGCAACTGTGAAGGCTTTATTATATACAGGAGCATGTAAATCATTAGTCAGACCATTGAATGACTGGTATGACCCTCCTGGAGCTTCTAAGAGG